CCCGCCACAATCATAAAATAGAAAGGAAAAATGCACCCTAAAAACTTCAGAGTACAAATTAACGCTTACTATTATCACGCAGACTTTATCGTCAATTGTTTAGATACACCTATAGATATAGAAAACGCCATCATTGACAGATTGGGAAAATCTGATATAAAATGGGAACATCTTGGAGAAATGTTTGATCCAAGGGTAAACAGAATAACCTATGAGGAGGTTATTAATGGAGGCGATAATGCAACATCTGGAGACCCTCTACACGAAGAAGAAGGGACTAGATCTTCAATGGGAGCAGGAGCATCTTAAAGAAGGTAGATATACCTTAAACATGGTTAAGATTGACAGAAAAGTAAGAGATGTCATTAGCCATATAAAACTAGCAGAGGCTAAAAAAGCTAATCTAGAAAATAAAATTGAGAATGCCGCTCCTCAAGTTTCTGTAGCTACTTAGTAAAAAGCTACATCGTTGAATAAATTCAATTCACATCACAGGCTCTCTTGCGCTCTACTAAAATCTGGTATATAAATTTACTACTATACAATTAATGAGAACATAGACGCGTATAGTCGACGGCCTAGAGACTATGTTCAAAAAACTAGGAGGATACAATTATGGCAAAAACTACATTTGCAGGACCGGTAATTTCTAAAAAAGGATTTATCAACAACGATGCAGCGGGAGCGGTAACTTACACGTTACCAGCTACGAATGCTAATGCTGATTCAGGTATAGCAGGACCAGATGCAGATCTAACAAACCTAAATAACGTTGGTGCTAAATTTACTATCGTAAATTCTATCACTAAAACTGGAGACTTGGTTGTCCAGGTTGCAAATGCAACAGACGTTATGACTGGAATGGCTACTATTGTTGACACTGATTCAAGTGACAACATGGAGGGCTTTATGACAGCATCTACTTCTGACACTATAACCCTAAATGGAAGCACAACTGGCGGCGTAACACATGCTAGAATTGAGTGCACTGTTTTAGCTTCAGGTAAATATGCAGTTGAAGTATTTACGGGAGGAACAGGAAACTTAGCTACACCATTTAGTGCAGCAGTAAGTTAATAATTAATTTGATGTGGGGCTTCGGCCCCACATTTTAATTTTAAGGAGAAAATATGAGTTCAGATCAGAAGTTTACTACAATAACTAGTACAGGACAGGTTCAAACTATTTCTGGTGGATCAACTGCTATTGGTCCATGTAGAGTCACTTACATTCAATGTGAGGGAGTTGCTAGTTCTAAACTAATTTTAAGAAATAGTAGTGATGGTAGTGGAGCAAAAGTGTTTGAAGCTGATTTTGGCACAGAAGGTTTAGATATCTTTATGCCTGGAAATGGTATTAGATTCGACACAACTTTACATGCTACGATAACAAATACTACATCTGTTACTATTGGCTACACTGGCTAGGAGTTTAAATGGCTAACACTACTTCGGGAACAGCAACGTTCGATAAAACTTTTGCTATCGATGAGATAATAGAAGAAGCTTTTGAACGTATAGGTCAACAGAATATTGCTGGTTATCAATTAAAAAATGCTAGAAGAACTTTAAATATCCTATTTCAAGAATGGGGTAATAGAGGTATTCATTATTGGGAAGTAGATGAACTTAATATGGATCTAATTGAAGGTCAGTCGGACTATGACTTTTTTAGATCTAGTGATGATGGAACAAGTGCTGTCTCTACACCAGCAAATGTATTTGGAATGTCCGATGTCCTTGAGGCACAATTAAGATCTAACAGAACTCAGACAACACAATCAGACAGTCCGATGACAAAAGTGGATAGATCCACATACGCAGGATTCTCAAACAAATTATCTAAAGGCACCCCTAATCAATATTGGGTAGAAAGATTTATTGACAAAGTTAGAGTGCATATCTATCCAACACCAGATTCAACAAATGCATCTAAAGACATGCATTTCTATTATATAAAAAGAATACAAGATGTAGGTGATTATACAAATGCAACAGATGTTCCATTTAGATTTGTTCCCTGTATGGTATCTGGATTGGCATATTACTTATCTATGAAATACATGCCACAAATGACTCAAGCAACAAAATTAATTTATGAGGATGAGTTTGCAAGAGCGTTAGCAGAAGATGGTTCTGCATCTAGCACTCATATAACACCAAAAGCATATTACCCAGGATCATAATGGCAAAGTACGCAACAGGTAAATACGCAAAAGCAATATCTGATAGATCTGGTTTGGAATTTCCATACAAAGAAATGGTCAGAGAATGGAATGGATCTTTTGTGCATATATCAGAATTTGAACCTAAGCAGCCACAATTAGAACCAAAACCAATGAATGGTGATTCGATATCTTTAAGACATGTAAGACCTGACAGAACAGAAACCGCTGTCCCAAGAATATTACCGCTAAATGCATTTACAACAACAAACGGATCTACAACAATAACTGTTGAAGAGCCCGATCATGGAAGATCAACAAATGACCGAGTTAGATTTAGAGATGCAAGTGTTGTTGGAGGAGTTGCTGCGGCAACAATAAATTTAGCTGCAGGTTATTTAATTACTAAGGTAAATGATGATAAATATACCTTTGCAACTGCAACAACATCTAGTATAACTGAAACAGGAGGAGGTGGTTCTGCATCGGCAGGACCTGTGACGGTAACAGCATGATTAAAAAAATTAAAAATTTTATCTGTAAATTATTTGGTATCAAACAGTGTGCATGTCCAGAGGATATGGATGAACATGCAGAATTATATTTACATGTGCCAGAACCAGAGATTCCAGTGCATGAGGAAAAACCAAAACATTGTTCAGGACATACAAGATTTAGAAAATCTTGTCCTCTTTGTCAGGAGCTAGTAGCATAATGGCTGGATTAAGTGCATCAGGATTAAAAACACAGATTAGAAGTTATACTGAAACAGATTCGAATGTTTTAACAGATGCTGTTTTAGAGAATATAATCTTAAATGCACAATATAGAATTTTTAGAGATGTACCAGTTGATGCGGATAGAAAACAACAATTAGGTAATTTTGTTGCTGGACAAGAATCTATTAACTGTCCTGCAGGAGCTGTATTTATAAGAGGTATACAGGTTTATGATACGGCAGGATCAGAGATTACGGGACCTAACAGATGGCTAGAGAAAAAGGACGTAACATATCTTCAAGAGTATCAGGATGTTACAGGAACATCAGCAGCGCAGGGTCAACCTAAATATTATGCCATGTTTGGTGGTGCCACAGGTGAGGCAGATACCAACTCAGGTAGAATATTTGTAGCTCCAGTTCCTAATACTACGTATAGATTCAGAGTTCATTTTAATAAAATGCCAGATCTTTTAGAGAATAATGATACCAATTATATCAGTCTTAATTTTCCAAACGGGCTATTATACTGCTGTCTATCAGAAGCATACGGCTTTTTAAAAGGCCCTATGGATATGTTGACATTATACGAAAATAAATATAAACAAGAGGTACAGAAGTTTGCTAGTGAGCAAGTTGGTAGAAGACGAAGAGACGATTACACTGATGGAACTGTCAGAATACCAATACCCTCACCAAACCCGTAGGAGAATAAATTATGGCTATATCATCAGCAATATGTTCAAGTTTCAAACAGGAACTTTTACAAGGTAAACACAGTTTTGAATCTTCAGGTGGACACACTTTTAAGATTGCTTTATTTACAAGTTCTGCTTCTTTAGGTGCAGCCACAACTGATTACTCTACGTCAAACGAGATATCAAATACATCAGGATCTGCATACTCTGCAGGTGGCGCAACTCTAACTAATACTGGAGTTGGATTAACTAGCACCACTGCATTTACAGATTTTAGTGATGTAACTTTTTCATCTGCTTCTTTTACTGCAAACGGTGCATTAATATATAACACAACAACAGATGGTGGGTCAGGAACAACTGATGCCGTTTGTGTTATCGCATTTGGTGGTGACAAGACAGCCAGTAACGGAACATTTAAAATAGAGTTTCCTACAAACGATTCCTCTTCAGCAATAATCAGATTAGCATAGGAGGTCGACCATGTCGACGACTTCAGGATGGGGGCGATTCACCTGGGGACAGGCGTATTGGAACGCAGACACAACCTTAAAAACAGGTTGGGGTGCACAAGCCTGGAATGATGGTGAGTGGGGCGAACTCAAAGACGCAACAATATTTCCAACCGGTCTATCAATAACATCGAATCTTGGTTCGGTTGATGTTCCAGATCAAGTTATAACTCCATCAAGTTTTGAAATCACATCCTCACAGGGAGAGACCTTTGTTCCTGTTATCATAGACGATACGTTATCCATTACATCATCTGTTGGTTCAGCGTCTGTGGTTGATATGCAGGTTGGATTAACAGGTCTATCAACAACATCCGCTGTTGGTTCTGTATCTGTTAATGACATGACTATCGGTCTAACAGGTCTTGATGCAACTCTAAGTCAAGGAACAGCAAAAGCACCAAATGAGACAGCTATACTTTCTGGTCTATCAATCACATCAGAACAGGGAACCGCACAAGGTATCTCTTCACAAGAGGCACAGTTAACAGGAGTATCTTTCAGTGCTAGTATTGGTAGTGTCACAATACCAAATGATGTAGTTCAGCCATCTGGATTAGAGGCTACATTTACTCAAGGAACTATTATAGGATTAGGTGGAGCCTTGGCTCAACCAACAGGTTTGAGCATGACATCAAGTGTTGGCTCTCTGACAGTCGAAGAGGGTCTAGGATTAACAGGTCAATCATTTAATGCTAATGTTGGATCCGTATCATTAACTGATATTACCATTGGATTAGATGGTTTCTCAATAACATCTAGTGTGGGAGCTGTAGATATCTTCGCATATGGTGATGTTGACACTGGTTCAAATACGTCATATAGTAATGTTTCGACAGGTTCGAATGATACATATTCGGATGTTGCAACTGGATCAAATACAAGTTATAGTGACGCTGCATAGGAGATAATTTATGGCATCAACATTTACACCTTTAGGGGTAGAACTTCAAGCAACTGGTGAAAACGCCGGTACATGGGGGACGAAGACTAATACAAATTTACAATTAGTAGAACAATTAGCAGGTGGTTTTACACAACAAGCTTTTTCTAGTGATGCAGACATTGCTTTATCTGTTTCTGATGGATCAACTGGTGCAACTCTTGCACACAGAGTTATAGAATTCACTTCATCAGGATCTTTAACAGCTACTAGAAATTGCACTATTCCTCTAGATGTACAACAACTTTACTTATTAAAAAATTCAACAACTGGCAGCCAATCTATAACATTCAAATATGTTAGTGGATCAGGTAGTTCTGCCACAATAGCAAATGGTAAAACCATATTGGCTTATGCAAGAGCAGATGATGGAACAAATCCAAACATAACTGCAGTAGAATTTGGAGGAGATGTTGTTGATGATACCTCACCTCAATTAGGTGGAGATTTAGACACTAATAGTTTTAATATAGCTTTTGATGATGCACATGGAATTAATGATGAGAATGGAAACGAACAGATAATATTTCAAACTACAGCCTCTGCAGTAAACCAAATAGATGTAACAAACGCTGCAACAGGAAATAACCCTTCAATAAAAGCCACAGGTGGTGATTCAAATGTGGATCTAGTCCTTGGTCCAAAAGGAACAGGTAATATAGAGATTTTAGGAGGCACAAACCCCGGTACAATTCAACTTAATTGTGAGTCTAATTCTCACGGAATTCAACTACAATCACCTCCACACAGCGCTTCACAGAGCTACACTCTTAAATTTCCTACGGGAAATGTTACAGCAGGCACATTTTTAAAAGTAGAGAGTGTGTCAGGTTCTGGAACTACAGGAGTTGGACAATTGTCTTTTGCTGAAAGTAGTGGTATATCAATGGGAAAAGCTATTGCAGCGGCGATAGTTTTCGGTTAAAAAGAACATAGGAGAATAAAAAATGGCAGCACCAAATATAGTAAATGTCACAACGATTAATGGTAAATCAGCAGTAGCTGATTTAGGCACGACTTTAACAACTACATTATTAACAGCAGCATCAGATCAAGTTAACAAAATTAATTTAATCAGAGTTACAAATGTAACTGATACCGATGCAACGGTTACAATTGATTCAGAAGTTTCAGGAACACACAAAGAATTAGCTGATGAACTTACAGTTCCAGCTCACGCTTCAGTTGATGTAATAGATAAAAACTCATCTTTCTATTTACAAGAAACTGATCTTATCAGAGGCGGAGCATCAGCAGCATCAACATTAGTAGTCACAATATCATACGAACTGATAGACGACGCGTAGGAGGACTAACCGATGTCGGACAGTTACCCTAGACGAGACCAAGCAAGAGGGCTTTGGAAAATAAATGACATTACTAAAAACATAAAAGAGGATGGAACTTATCCTCAATTAAGTTTAGGTGATAGAATGTTAATTTCTGGTGGTAACTCTGGTGGTGCACTAAATGTTATACAATCTATTGAAGTTTCTACAGCTGGTAATTCTGTAGATTTTGGTGACTTAGCAATATCTGTGCAAGAACACGGGGCTGCATCTAATGCAACTAGATTTATAAATGGTGGTGGAGCAACACCAAGTTTAACAAACACTATAAATTATGTAAATCCTCACAACACAGGAAATGCATCTGATTTTGGTGATTTAACAACTGCAAGACAACAAACTAATGCAGCTGGAAATTCTATAATAGGAGTTTTTTCAGGTGGTAGAACTCCCTCTGCTACAAATCTTATTGATTTTGTAACTTATGCTACTTTAGGAAATGCAACAGACTATGGAGATCTTACAGTATCAAGATGGGAGCCAGCAGTTGCAAGTAATCCAACAAGGCTTATTTCAGGAGGAGGATATAATGGTTCGAGTGGTACTAACACTATAGATTTTTTAGAATTAGCTTCAGCTGGTGATGCTGTAGATTTTGGAGATTTAACTGCTACTTTTTATGCATCTAGTGGTCTTTCTAGTTCAACTAGATGGATTCAAGGTGGTGGTGGACCTAGTGGTTATACAACCACAATAGAGTCTGTAGAATTTGGTTCTTTAGGTAATGCCATAGATTTCGGAGATTTAAGTGCTGGAAAAAATCAAGTAGCAACAGCATCTAATAACACAAGAGGAATATTTGCAGGTGGTTCAACCCCTTCTGCTAATGTTAATGTTATAGAATTTATAACGATTGCAAATAGATCAGATGTTACAGATTTTGGAGATTTACTTGCTTTAACTGCATCATGTGCTGGTGGCTGTACTGGTAATGGAGGTATAGAAACTTTTGTACCAAGAGCCCCTGAACTTTATTCACCAACAGGTAAACCTTTATCGGGAGATATAGCTTTAAGAGTATTTAACAATACCTCTAAAGATGTTGACTTTATAAATATCGCTAGCACAGGTAATAGTACATTTTTTGGTGATTTAACAGTTGGTAGATCTAACACAGCAGGATGTGCAAGTTCAACAAGAGCAGTTTTTATTGGTGGAGCAGACCCAGATGTAAATACAATAGATTATCTGGAATTTGCAACTAAAGGTAATGCCGCTGATTTTGGTAACGACACTGGAACTAATCAATGGAAAGGTGGCGGCATATCTAATGAGACAAGAGGTTTAAGGCAAGGTTACAGTGCTTATTCAGATGAAATTGTTTATATAACTTTTGCCTCCCCTGGTAATTCTACAGATTTTGGAGACTTAACCGAAAGTCAACGTTTTTCTACTGGTGCAGCTAGCACTACGAGAGGTGTTGTATTTGGTGGATCTAATCCAAGTGGTGAAAGTAATGTAATTCAATATGTAACTATTGGTTCTACTGGTAATGCAACTGATTTTGGAGATTTAACTTCTGCAAGAGCTAATGGTGGTGCCTCTGGATCTAGCACTCGTGCAGTTTTTGGTGGCGGTTCTGATCCAAGTGCTTCTAACGTAATAGACTATATTACAATCGCCTCAACTGGTAACGCTACAGATTTTGGAGATTTATCAGTGGCAAGATTCATGGGTGGATCCTCAAGTAATAAAACTAGATCTATATGGGCAGCAGGTTTAACTCCTAGCACTAGTAATGTTATTGATTATGTAACCATAGCTAGCACTGGTAACGCTATTGACTTTGGAGATTTTTCTTCAGCCACTTCATACGGGTCTCATGTTTCTAACGGCCATGGTGGACTTTCGTAAGATTATATAGTATAAAACTCACAACATGATCATATACATGCAACAATATAAAGGAGAAAAATATGTCATCTAAAGATCTGGTAATACAGAAATTATCAAACTCACCACTGGTCAAGAAAGAGTATAAACAGATGTTGACCAATATTAATGCTAGCCTACCAGCTATCAAACAATCAAGCTCAAACTTTTACAAATCACACTCACAATTTATGGGAGTGATGTTGGATGTCACAGCAATCACACCTATCAGATCGGTTAAACACACACTGGCTGAACTGGATAAAACCAGAATGGCTCTGGAAGAGGCACAGCTTAAAATGATGAAGAAGGATATAGAGCTTCGTCAAAAAGAAAAAAAGATGGCTGATGGAGATTACAAGGACGAGTTTGAGAGAGAACTACTTGATACAGAGATCCTAGAGATTAAGGTAAACATGAATAATATACAAAATTCAGTATCTGGAGCTATCAGGAAGATGAACTTCTTTACCAATCAATACAAAAGTATATTGAAGAAGCTAGGTAAAGATGATATCACAGAGGAAGAGTACGAAAAAGAAGAGGCTAGATATCACGTAATGACTTGCATGAAACAGGCTCTGAATGCTGCCCGTGCTAGAGGTGGAGTTATTGACGAAGGAAACTTGATTTATCTCTTTGATATGGGTATAAATAGTGCTCAGGCACAAGCCGAAATCTATGCGTATCTAAAAATGGAGAATACGTTAATGGAACAAGGCAAAGCGCCAACTCACGAAATGACCATGACCTGGTTAGAAGCGTGCGCTGATAAATTCTCTGGTGATGCAGAAAAATTTGCAGAGCGAAGAGGATTCAAGCTATACGATGAAGAGTCGCTCAACACTAAACTGATAGCAAATAAGGAGAACGCAAATGGCAAACAAGATAGTTAAATACAAACTTACAGATGCAGGAACAATTCCAACATGGATTGAAGATGGTGGATATTATCCTGATACTTCTGAAGTTATGATTGGTGCAACGGTTGATGGTTCAAGTGAAGTAGGACTTGGTGAACTTGCAAGTGAGGCAGATGTAAAAACATATTTAGATAGTTATACATCTTCTTGGACTGAACAAGATCCTAACGATCCAGATGCAACTGTACCGTTCAATCAAACAACAGCAGCCACACATATCTGGTCTAAAAAGATAGGTTAGTAAATGGCTAACTACCCGCAACTTGATAACGCTTCAGGCGTTTGGAATCTGCGTGAAGTCTATGACGCGGTAATGGGTGGGTATTGGCCAAGCGCAAAAAATAGATTATTTTTTATGGGTGGATTACATGGCAATCCTTATATTGCCACTTCAACAATATCTACTTTCAACCCAACCTCTGGAGGCACAGCAGAACTTTTTGGTGATTTATCATCTGGTGATAAAGGAAATGCAGGTGCGAGTAATTTTGTAAGGGGTTTATCATTAGGAGGTGCTGATTGGCCAGCTCAAAATGAATTTAATGATATTTCATATATTACTTTAGCAACTTCGGGCAACGCGGCAGATTTTGGAGATTTAACAAATGCATCTCAAGGTCATTCTGCAGGAAGTAATTCTACAAGAGCAATAAGAAATGGAGGAACATCTGGTCCATCATATTATAATACAATAGATTATGTTACTATTATGTCCACCGGTAATGCCACAGATTTTGGTGATCAAACGGTTAGCACAGATGGACATCATGGTGTTACAAGTCCAACAAGATGTGTGATGGGAGGAGGACGAAGTCCTGCTATTTTAAATACAATAGATTTTATAGAATTAGCAACAACTGGTAACGCAGTTGATTTTGGAGATTTAACCGCTACAAGGTGGGCACCGCAAACGGCATCAAATTCTACTAGAGGAATTTTTATGGCTGGTGGACCTAGTGCAAATACTACCATACAATTTGTTACTATGGCTTCACAAGGAAACGCTATTAATTTTGGAGACTTAACCACTGCACAAACTAACGGAAGTATTGGAAATTCAGGTGTAGTAAGTAAAGGATTTATAACAGGTCAAAATCCAGGTTCTGGTCCGACACAAGCTGTCAGTGGTGTTTCTATAGTAAATGGTGGGACAACAACAGATTTTGGAAACTTAGCACTCTCACAGAGATATGGAGCAGTTTGTTCTGATGCACACGGCGGACTAAACGACGGGTTTCAAGGAACAAGACCATTACCATTTAACGAAGCTGGTGGTGATAGACTAATTAGATATATGGGTAATGATGGATCATCAAATTTTACAGATGTTGGTTTTTTAACCATTTCAACTGATGGAAATGAAAGTGATTTTGGAGATGCACTAACTGGAGATGGTTCACAAGTAGGTGGCATGGGAAATAAAACAAGAGCTTTATTTTCAGGCTCGAATCCAGCAGTTGCAAATATAGATTATTTAACTTTTTCTACAAAAGGTAATGCTGCCGACTTTGGAGATAGAACTGTTTCTAACTTTGCCACGATGCCTACTAATAATAACACAAGAGGTGTAGTGCAAGGAGGTGCAACACCTACTAGAACCAATGTTATGGATTATGTAACTATAT